TATCCTGCATTCACAGCGCCTCCCGTGCGGAGATGCTGAACCGGTGCTGGTCCGCCCGGCTAATGACGGTTGGCACCGGGGTCGTCAGACGTAGCAGGACCGATGGCGCATCGAGCCCGACGGGCGCACCAACCTGAACGGTCGCTCGCAAGGGTGGGACAAACGTGATTTCGGTTTCGCTCCCAAGCGGCGACACATCCTCTGTCAGCTGGTAGAGCCGCGTCGTGATGTCCGAGCCCAGTTGGAAGAAGTCGCCCGCGCGCAGGCCCTGTCCCCAGCCGGCTGTTTGGAGCTTTGACGCGCCTGCTATCTGTGGCTCGGTCACATATGGATCACCCGCGCCAAGCGGCACTTCGATCGAAGGGTCCGGGAAGAGAAATCGCCCGCGCAAGCCGCCGAGCGCCGTGAAGAAGGCAGACAGCCGCCGCGCATGGGCCCCTTGCGTCACCGCCATCTCGATCTGGTATTCCCACCACGATGCGCCCCAGTCCTGGATCTGAGACGTGCCGGTGAACGGGGATCGCACCTCGGCCACGGAGGTGACCAGTCTTCGCTCGAGCGATGTGACGAGCGTCAACGGCAAAACCGGGATCGCCATCAGATCACCTGACCTCTACGCCGCCCGTCAGCAACGCTTTCCTTCGCAATGCGGGCGATCTCCGGAATGGCGGCCCGCAGGCGCGCGTCGATCTGCTCGGCCACACCTGTTTGTGCCCCGCGGGCGTCGATGTTCACGGTGACACCGGAATTGGAGTTGCTTGCGCCGCTATAAGTGGCTGCCTCCCGCCGGTTCAATACGCGTTCGCCCCGTTGCAGAATGGTCGGCACCTCGTCTGGCCGAAGGCCTGCCCAGCCGCCCGAATGCAGGCGTGGCGCGCCAGCAAAGGCCAGCGCTGGCACCTGCCGCGAATGTCCCGAGAGCCCCACGATACCACCTGCATGCGACACGGCGGCGGCGACCGAGCCTCCGCCAAAAATGCCCGAAAGCGCGTTGGCGATAGGACCAAGCACCGCGCGCTTGAACGACAGCACCGCCAGATCGGCAAGGATCGAGCGCACCAACCCCTTGAAGTCGAACTTGCCGGTCTCGATAAAACTGCGAAAAGCGCTCTCGGCGCCATTGAACGCACCCGCAAGGCTCTCGCCGAGGCCCTTGCCCCAATCGAGCGCCTCCGTGGCATAGTCGCTCAACGACTTGGTCACCGATGCAAACCCGGTGAGTACCTTCTCCTTGGCGGCCTGGCTGGCGCCGCCCGCGCGTCCCATGGCCTCAGCCAGACGGTCGGCTGAGGTGGTCGCCTCATCAAGCGCAAAGGCGCCTTCCTCACCTGTGCCCGCAACCACATCCTGGAGGGCGGCCCAGGACGCCAGGGGCGTCATTGCGCCATTTGCGAGGTCCGTCGCCGCGCGGCGATAGGTATTGGCCTTCGCCAGCGCCTCTGCCGCGATGGCATCCAGCCCAAGGTCTGGCGCTATAATGGGATTGTCCTCGAATGCCCGGCGAAAGGCGTCGGCCGCCGCCGTGCCTGCATCGGCCGAGGCGCCTGCGAACGGGTTCGGAATATCACCAAGATTGAGCTCGCCGATTTCACCAAAAGTGGTCTCGATGCCGACAGCCGCCAGTGCATCTCGGATCCGGCCGGTAAAGGCATCGATCCGGGCGATCGCACCATTCAGCATGGCCTCGATGCCACCCAGCATGCGGTTCGCAGCCGAGAACACGAGGTCCCCGATCACATCCGGTAAGCGCGACCAGATTTCTTTTGCTGCCAAAAGCGCGCCCTCGAATGTGTTGGCGGTGGCATTGCCAAACCCCACGACGCTCTCAATGGCCGAAGCCATGCTCGACGCGGCATCTGCCTTGAGGTCGTAGAACATCGCCGTGACGCGGGCTCCGGCAGCGGACGCGCCCATTCTGATCCGTTCCCAGACTTCCACGGCGAGGTCTTTCAAGAGCCGCATGGCTTCCCCAAAGCCGCCAGCGCCGGAGGCCAGCCGCGTGAACCAGTAGACCAGTTCGCCCGCGCCGACGATCAGCGCGCCGATCCCGGTGCGAATGAGCGCGCCCTTGAGAATGACGAGCGTGGTGGCCAGACCCTTGATTGAGAGCGCCGCCGCCGCCGCGGCTGCAACCCAGCGTCCGGCCAGTATGGCGGCAAATGTGCCCGCATAGATCATGATGCGATCGAGATTGGCAAAGAGACCCTGAATGGCCTTCCCGACCGGGCCCGTGACGCGGGCCATTGATGCCAGCATGTCTGCAACGGTCTCCAGCGCCGGGGCCGCAGCCACCGCAAGCTGGTTGGACAGACCGCGCCAGATCAACCCAAGCCGCGAGAGGGCATCATTCGTCCGCTCGATCTGATTGGCGTCCTGCTCGGAGACGATCACGCCAAAATCCCGCATGTCCTGGCTTGCCTGGCGCAGCGTGGCGCTGTCGATACGCGCCATGGCAATCGAGCCTTCCTCGCCGAAGAGCTGGCCCGCGACAGCCGCCCGCTCGGCAGCTGGCACGAACTCTTCAATGGCCTTGTTGATGGCCCCTACGCGATCGTCCAGCGGCATCCCCATAAGCGTGCTGGCCGAAAGCCCCAGCCGGTCCAGTGCATCCGCGGCAGGACCGCTCCCGGCGGCCGCCTGGCTGAGACGGCGCGTCAGGTCTTTTGTCGCCTGCTCGATACCGGACATTGACACGCCTGCCAGTTCGCCCGCGCGCTCCAGCGTCTGGATCGAGGCCACCGTCGTGCCCAGAGACTGCGCGAGCTTGGCCTGCGCATCAACCGTCTGCAGGCCACTTCGCACCATCGCGACACCAGCCGCCGCAACTGCAGCCGCGGCCGCAGCTGCCACAACCCGGGCGCGGCGCGCAAAAGCCGCCATGCGCATATTCGCCGCCTCCATCTCCCGCGAAAGCCGGCCCATGCTGCGGGCACCAGCGTCGCCGACACCCTCCAGCTCGGCACGCACCTGACGACCGCCCGTGGCCGACAGACGAACAGAAACGCGTTTTTCAGCCATGGCGTTGTTCAACCTCTTCATTGGTCTTGCGGACCATAACCGCCTCAATGGGCGGCAGCAGTTCTGCAATTGCGAGGGGCGAAAGCCCCAAGGACATGCCAAGCTGCAGGGCTGCGCCCATGTCCCAGCCGATGACCGCACCACCGCTCATGCCGCCTGCGACACGCAGCTGTCCGCCAAGGCGCTGGACCAGATCCCAGACCTGCCACCCTTCAAAGGTCTGCGGCGCATGAAGAGCGCGTGGGCACTGGGGGCATCGACCAGAACATGCTGCGCAATAATCACCGCCCCCGCCGAACTCCCAGTCGGCGAGAGCGGTCAGGCGTTTTTTTCCGCGTCCAGGATCAGCGCGCCGGCAATGTAGCGCGTCTGGAATGCCTCGAAGATCGGCCAGATTTCCAGAAGCGCGTCGATCCCGTCCGGGCTGATGGGCAGTGGCTCACCATCCGCGTCGCCGACACCCTCCCAATCCTTCACGGCGATGCGCGCGACAGCTTTCGCGACCACTCGAGCCAGATCGTCGTTGGACGCGGCAGGGTCGGCCTCAGCCCCCTGCGTGGCGGCGATGATGGTGGGATCACTGCGTGCGGCCAGCATCACCGCAGTGGTCAGGGGGGCCACCAGCAGTTTGACCCCATGGCCGAGATCAAGCCAGTGTGGCTCTGAGGAAAGGTTCAAGCGCAGCATCAATATGTCTCCCGGTCATTGGTGAGGGTGAGCGTGCACATCCGGCCCGCCGCCGGATCACTGGCCGCCTGCCAATCAAACGTGGCCTGCACACCCTGAGGGCCCGAGATCTCAATCCGGGGACGTGGCAGGTAAACGGCATGCGCTGTCATCGCCAGACTCTCTCCGGTTGCCAGAGTGTAGGAGAACTCCAACTCGCAGGCGTCGCCGTTGATTGCCTGTTGCACCAGCACTTGATCCGAGAAGCGGACCTGAACCGACCCGGTCAGCGCTGCGATGGATGGATCCGCCCCGTCGATCTTGCCGTCTGCCCGGATCGTCTCGACGCGATCAAGATTGTTGGCGTAACTGATATCGGCCGAGACGACGTTACCGATGTTGGCGCCGTTGCGCATGATGGCCCCGTTGAAATGGCCAAAGCGCTTCAACGTGACATCGGCAGGGGTTCCGGCCGCTGTCGCGGTGCCAATGGTTTCCCCCTGCGCCACGATGCTCGCCGTGGCTGTCAGAAGCCCCGAGCGCGTCATCTGCCAACTAAGGCTGTCGACCATGCAGCCCGAATACATGGCAAAGCGCGGCACCTCGGGCATCGCTGTCTCAACGGAAAAGCTGGGCAGTGACCAGCTTCCGGATTGGAACTCGTGGCTATAGGGAGCCGCCGTACCCGTGGTGATCGGCGCGCCGAAGACAGCCTTCAGCCAGAACCCGAATGCCTCCACATCGATGGGGATCACCACATCTCCGTCGGCTGTCACCGCATCCTTGATCGGTGCCTGCGGATCCCGCCCATAGCCTAGAAGTTCGGAGGTTTGCAGTGGTTGCTCTGCGCCAAGCGTCGTGCTGGCGAAGGGCATCCTTGTGAAACCGCCGACTGGTGGCGTTCCATAGGTCGTCTCGAACACAAGCGTCATCTGCGCCCGCGCCCCTTGGGCTCGTGCCATAGTAAAGTCCTCTGGTAATACCTAAGTAATCCTCGCCCCTACCCGGCGTAGTGGCTGTTCGGAGTCTGTCCGTGACTGCGGCACTCCACATGAAGTCGAGATGAGCCCGAGATGGTTGAAAAGAAAAGCCGACTGCATCGTCAGTTCGAAGTATTTGGTCGGCGGGCTCCAGCGGCACGCCGGGTCATCGATTCACTCCTGTACGGACGCCTTCGAAGGCTCCGCCTCCCGATTGCTTGCGTTCTCATCATCGGCAGTTTTTTGGCCATACTTCCGGTCTTCGGCCTTTGGATGCTGCCGCTCGGTTTGCTGCTTCTGGCCGTGGATGTTCCACGCCTCCAGCCAATTGTCTCCCGCGTGCTGATACGCACGCGCCGTCGTATCGACGTCTGGCGACATCGCGGCTCATCAAAGCGATGACGAGCCACTTCTCGGTCAGCTGA